AGGAATGGAGTGACGCTTTCTGTTCTGGTTGCAAATGGTTGATTGATATATTCAACTTCACTATAATCAAGAGTAATGACATCATTTGCTTTTCTTATATTATTCCCCTCAATAGTTGAAAAATTAAGATCTGCTGTTGGATCTACATTTACAACTGGTCCAAAAATTAAATCAATTGAGTTTGTATAATGTCTTGGTCTTAATTCTTTGTGAGCTCTGTCAATACTATTATTAACAGGTACACTTGTCTCCTGAGCATTAAATCCAGTAAAATTATCAACAAAGAATCCAGATTTAAATCTATTCAATCCCTCGCCATCGGGAACAAAAAGATTCGCTGTATTTGCCTCAAGTAAATTTAAGGAGGTATAATATTCAAGACTTGAAATTCTGTTATCAAGTTTTTTGATATCTCTCATTTGATATCTCTTGTGTTCCAGGAACTTTAGAGATGCCTGACTGACATTGTAGAGATATGGAGGTAGAGTTATCGTGGCAACCTCTAAAGCATCGTCAATTGGACTTGGAGGTTGTGGAAGTTCTGATGGTGTTCCATATAGAACTTGGAATTTACCTTTTTTGTCTAAGAAAACTCTATCAATTCTTCCAAGATAATGGGTAAATGTTGTTAAAATTGATTCATCAGATGCTAATGCATTTGATGCAGAATTTCCATCAGCATCAAATGCTCTTCCAAAAAACTCAAGAGGAGATCTAGATCCCTCAGTAACAGTGTATTCAGAGACTCTTGGTCTAATATCAATTATATCAGTATTAGCGTCTCCATTAATACCCTTAATTTCTGTTCCATAATTAAAGTTTTTATAAGATTCTACTGTGGTGAAATCTCCATTATCTGTTGACTCAAAAGATGCACTCTTATAATAAATTTTCAGTTTCTTAGCGGGTGCAGACTTATTATCTTTTCTTACAATTCTTCCCTGATCGTAGAAAGTATCTTCCTGACCAGTTCTAAATTTGTAATTTTCAGAGATATCAAAACTATCAGACGTAAGAACAGACACAATTGCCTGAATTCCTGTCTCTTGGAAGATTATGGTCTCTCCCTCAACAAATTTACTATCATTTTTGGATATGTACGAAATCTGTGCAGACGTTAAAGTTTCTGCAATAACACCATTTGCTTCAGATGTTTGTCCAATAAAAGATTCTCCAACTATCAACTCTCCAGTTGTGGTAGAGGTACTGTTAATATTAATTAGAGAAATTTTTGGTGCTGTGGCATTATTATTATCAGCGGACTCGAAAACACCATGGACATCAATAACGTCTGGAACATTTAGGGAAATAGTAGCGTCTTGAACTCTAGTTCCATAAGGATAATTTCCATATACTAACCCATCATTTAAAGTTGTTGATCCAATACCAGAAGCTATATTATTTGATTTGTCAACAATTATTGATTTGACTCTATTCTTAATTTTAATTTTTGATGTAGGTTTGACTTTTCTCAATGATACAATCAAAGAAGCGTCGGTATCATCAGATCCAAGACCGTAAATGTTCAATCCTGTACCAGCAGAATTAATTGATAACTTATCTGCAGATAATGCTTCTGTCTCTCCATCAGATCTAATCAGGGCATATCTTTCCTCATCAAATGGTAAGAAAGTTTCATTAGGACCAGCAGTTAGCTGCGAGGAAAGTTGTCCGCTTGTGATATCAACACTTACAACCTTTCTTATAGTTAAACTTGCATTAGTAAAGTCTACAGATTCAATATCAGTTCTTGGCAGTCTGGTGTAAAGCGTGCTATCAGAGGAAGGATCAAGTTTTGTAGTTACTAATCTAAAATCATTAACATCAACTGATCTAGTGGGAAGAGATCCTCTAACAATTCCTGGAACCGGAGTAACTGCAGAAATTTGAATTGAATCAGTGTCAACACTTGTAACTCTTCCCATGGTGGGATCAGTAACAGTCTCTGATGGATTTGTATATTCTACAAGATTTCCAACTTTAAACAATCCTGGAAGAGTTTCACTAGTGCTTCTTACAGTGCTGACTCCCCCAGAAGCTTTAGTAATTGTTGCTACTCCAACTGCTATTATTGGAGTTTGAACAACATCAGCAGCAAAGGTATTAATTCCGACTAGTCTGTTATTACTTCCATAAACAGATTTTACATCGGACAAATTATAAGCAGTTACTGCTGTAGCAATTCTACCATCACTAACCCCATTAAATACCAAACTTTCATTGGGGATAAAGTCCCCCTCAACTTCATAAAGTGATACTGCATTTGAGTTTGAAACCGCATCTTTAATAAATGCAGTTGCGCCACTTCTACTACCTTGAACAAAAGTAGGAACTGAAAGTGTGGTTGCTTGATTGAGAACCAAATCTACTGTAGTTTGAACATCAAACAGGGAAAGATTCCACTCATTAAGAGTTCCATTAGATGTGTCATAAGAACCAGATTCTAATCTGTAATCATATACTCTGGCAACACCAATCTCTCTACCTGCAGGATCTGGTGTTCCGCCGGTTCCATCCGTAGCAAGACCTACTCTCTGGTCTCTCAAACTGAGAACATAAGTATTACCAACTCCAACATCTGGAGATCTCCAGGTTCTATTAACCCTTAAAGTTGGACCTGTATTGTAAATTATTGACTGATCTTCAATGGTTGCAGTTGTTCTTGGTTTTGGAACATCGATAAAAGTTACACTAGTAACATCAATATCATATCCCCGTACAAATGCTCTACCTGGAGAGAACTTGTATAACATCAAATCGTCAGTTGGTGTTTTTCCTCCATAAGTTAATTGACCAGCGTTGTATATTCCTCTATTTCCAATTCCATTATTAAGTGATTCATGTACAGATAAATCAAATGCCTTTACATAATAATCACCAGATTCTGCATATGTTCTACGTGCAAGAATATCTGTCCAATCTTTAAATCCTGGTCCTCCACCAAGATCACCTCTTCTGGTTGGTGATTTAATATTTCCACGTTCAATAATAGATAACTCAACAAATTGATCATCATTATAATCAGTTAATGGTTTTTTAAATAAACTTACTGAAATTCTAAGTCTATCTGCACCAGGAGCTGAATAGTTGTTGAACCCTTGAGAGTTATCATTTAGGGATTCATCTTCATCAGCGTTAACAATCTGCTCATTAACAAACAAACCAACCCTATAGTTAGGATTACTTCCATACTGATCAAGAATTAAAGTCTCGGTGTTAACATTTACAAAATGCCCACGAATAAAATATACACCTTCTTGAATTTGGAATGCAGATCCAGTGGCAGATGCTTCATCAGGAATTGTAGTTGCAAAAGGTGCTCCAATAGCGATACTACTATTTCCAAGAAGACCGGAAGTGATAATTTGATTGCAAGTTAAATTTTCTCCATCAGAGAAAGTTTGAGTTGAATTATTTGCTGTGCTTGAATTTAAGTAGTTAATATAAAGAGTTAGATTTCCTCTTTCAGAATCTTCTGGTAAAAGAACTTTGTCTACAACTGCACTTACTCCAGAAGTTTGTCCAATAATTTTAGTTCCAACTAACTGTTGAGCATATGCTGCTACAGGAACTCCCAAATAAGTATTTTGTAATTGGACACAATAGTACAACTGACTATATCCGGTATTGCCAGGAATTACCTTTGCACCCTCTTTAAAGAAGTGTTGACCAAACTTTTCAATCTGATTCTGAAGAATAGATTGTAAGGTAGTTAATTCTCTTGCCTGGACCGGATATCCAGGTTTGAAGAGCACCTTATGATAATCATCTACCGGATCAAAGTCATCAAAATATGGTGCTACATTGAGGTTCGTTTGCTGTGGCATAATTCTTTAGAACTGCAAAATAATTTTGATATCTTCTTTTTGGTTAGATGATCTGGTGATTGAGGGTCTGTTATCAACGTAAATAATATTTCCAGCATGTTTCTTAACCTCTGGACCCGCAACTCCACTTGTAAATGACTGACCAAGATAATATGTACGATTATTTATTACGGTTGTGATACCTGTAAAGTTTGAGTCAATTTCCAAAACAGATCCAGTTGAAGGTGTAATTTGAATATTTCCTCCAGTATCTGGGGAAGAACTAAAATCTGTTAGATTAAATCCATAAGTTGGGTTTGTAATTCCAACACCAGCATTTGTAAATCCATAATTTGTTTTGTCTTGCCAATATTTAAGAACACCTGTTGTTTGGTTATAACTAATAACTTTACCAACAGCAGTTGATCCTGTTGCAACAGTTTGAGTGATTGTTGAGTCTGCGTCAAAGATTGCAGAACTATATCCAATTCCAGTTAACTTAAGGGCACTAAGAACGCTTGCTTTATCTGAGGTTAAGACATTTCCAGTAGATACCTCTGGATTTTCAATAACACCTACTCTAGCAATTTGATTTCCCGTTATAAAATCAGGGTTTTCATTGTCATTTTCAATTCTAGAGTATAACAGTACATTATATGCACCTAATTCTCTATAGATATCTGAACCATGTCCACCTTGAGGAGACATAATAACATCAAATGTTGGAATAGTAGTTCCTGTAGGAACGTTACCACCTACCAGATTTACACTTCCGTAACTATAGTTCGATCCTTGATTTGAAATAGTAACTCCACTAACTTTAGCATCTGCTCCAACTGTTATGGTGCATTCTGCTCCTGTTCCATCACCTTCGATAGGAACTCTTGTATATGTTTCGTTAGCAGTTCCGATGCCAACTCCAGCATTAGTTACGGTTACAATTTTGATAGATCCATCTACAGCATTATCTCTTACTGGAGCATTGTCGCCACTTGTTCCCCAATTAGCAGGAACTGGCATAAAATCTGTAGACTCAAACTTTACAACTTCATTTGCTTTGATAGTATAGAGATACTTCCAGATATATCCATCTCCACTCGATCCTGCAGATCTTGGTTCCAAATCGGTAAATGTTGGTTCATCTAGAGATGGTCTTCCGTTAGGATTATCTGGATTAGTTCCATTTTGAAGACAAATATAAACTTTAAAATCACTGTTCAACACATAATAGAATGCTGAATATAAATTAGTGGCACCGGATACGGATGCAGTGTTGGTAACGCTATAATCATGACGATACATGTCATAGGTTGTACCTGATGTCCAAGTTCTCTTGGGAATGACTTGCCTAACATCAGATGAATTAATTTTTTTCACAGCGATCATTGTGTCCCAATAGTCATTCTCCTCAGAGAAATTATCTTTTGGTGAAGGAGGAGATGAATCCCAATCACTTTGATATTCTGATGGATTAGGTAATCCAATAAAAGAATAATATGCGTTGGAACTGGAACTAACTCCAGATACAAAATTTTTCGCATTCAAAATTCTAATTTGATCAGTTATAATTGCAGCCATTTTGTGCCAGTTAAACGGAGTTTTTTTTATTTATCAAATATTAAGTGATGTAGTTCTTGAATTTCAACGGAGCAGATCTTTCTACTCTTGTTGATGTAGTAAGTCCAAGAATACCATTTTCAGTATATGCAGTGTAAGTATTTAACCCTGCTCTTGAAGCAATTGTAATTTTACCCCAACTATAATCACCATATCCAGCAACAGTTGAAGTAGATTGAGTTCCAACACCGCTAGTATTAAATTTTGGTTGAGTTACATTAGTAAATACTCTTCTGCAAACAGTCGTTCCAATTCCAACACCAGAATCATCTAAGCGAATTGTTCTGATGATGTTTTCGGAGTGTGCAACAACATATACATTATCGACAAAGGATTTACCAACACCCGCAGTTCCACCAGATTGATCAAGTGAAGTAATAGATGTTGTCGCAGATCCAATGTTAGAATTTGAAACAATGAAGAAATCTCCCTGCTCAAGTCCGCTTAAAGTCACTGCTGTTCCAACTATAGATTCATCTCTTAATTTAGAGTTAAATGGGATATGTAAGTCAAACACAAATTGTGTAGTAAGTCCACTAGTTGTAGTGGTTCCAAATCCAACAATTATTCCAGAGTCACCAGCATAATCTCCAGCCAAGTTCTCTTCTTCACTATAACTTGGTTCACTCACGAGAACGACTGGTGGATTTGTGTTTGTATATCCAGTTCCAGCATTTGTAATCGTTATAGAAGAAATTGTTTCTCCTACACCAATTACTGGATTTGCTGTTGCTGTTACAAATCCAACAGATGGAGATCCAACAGTAACTGTAGCAGTGCTGTATCCAACACCACCATCAGATAGGACAATAGATGAAATAGTGCCAGTATCACTTACAACAGCAGTTGCTGCTGCTCCAGAAGTCACTATCTGAGATGCAAACTTAAATTTATTCTGGAAGGCTAAAGCGGTATCATTTTCATTCCTTGCGTTAAAGAATGGTCTTAATCTATCAACATAAATTGTCGTAGATCCAATACCAACTGACTTAGTAATGTATGCGTATGGATGAATTTGTGGTTCATAGAGTTCTCTATCCTTTCCTACACGTTTTTCATCAATAATCTTATCTTCAGTTTGTCTACACCACTTAACTCTTCTTGATAAGGTTTCATCTTCAGTATTTCCTGGACCAAAATATGGGAAAGTTTGAACTTGGTCTGTGGAATTAATATTAGTTACTGTTCTCGCTTCTTCTTGGAGGTTAGAAGACTGTCCAGCAGCAGCGTCATATCCAAGAGTTAATGTGTCACCTTTCTTAACGGTTTCAATAACTTCTCTAAAGATAACATCTTGATCATCTCCAGTTCCCTTGTAGAAGAGAATCTTACAAGTATCGCCAACCTTAGGTGGTTCTGTAAATTTAATTACACTACCACCTGGGAATTCATAACCTTTACCTGGTTCCTGAAGAATATCATTGATAGTAACAATGAGAACTTTTTCAACATCAACTTTAGATCCTCTTGGTGATCTAATAGAAATTTGATTACCAGCAAGTGAAAGGTTAAATGCTCTAGTTGCTCCATCAAAGAGAACTGATGGAGAATCAAGTGGTTGAAGAACACCAACACTCCATCCAGTAAACTCATCAGAGAATACTTTCTGAACGGTTAATTCAAAGTCTCTAAAATTACTAGTCGTTCCTGTCGTAGGAATTCCAGTAAGACCGCCAGTTGGAATTGTAAGAACTTCACCTTCCTTATATCCAATACCCTTATTATTAATAGAGAAATCAACTATACTAGATCCATTACCAACAACAATATCAACAGTTCCATGTTGTCCAGAATTTGCTGCACCAACATAATTGAGTGGTATATTTGTATATGAAAGTGGATCATCAACAAACAGAGATAGCGGTCTACTTACCTTACCACATCTGTTATAGAAGTGAGGACATGTTGAGGTTCCGGTATTTACAACGAATTGGGTGGGAGAAAGAACTGCTATAACTGAGGAACCACCAGATGCGAAGTCATTTCCACTAGCGGACTTATTTTTCTTCCTTGGTGCGTTAATAATTGCACCTTGGATTGTTCCACTATCTTTATAGAAGGTTGGAACGGTTGAGGGACCAGTGTTAACAACAAACGTAGTAGAATTAACAATTTCGACAACCTTAACTCCACAATATGCGGGGTCAGTTGTTCTTGGATAGATATGATCTGATCCTCCATTATCAAGACCACAAGTGAATGCGAGACCTGTCAGTACAACACCTTTACCAACCTGTAAAAGGTGTGGTGTTGCTGTGGTGATTGTAGTAACACCAGTCAAATTATTATAATCGGCATCAGAGACATTAACAGGCGGAGCATAAGAACAGGTAAATGCGATACCCGACAATTGAATAGCCTCACCCTCAGTCAATTCATGAGAAGTAGATGTGGTAACTGTAGTAATTCCTGTAATAGAACTATATCCAACGTTAGTGATTGATTTTGTGGGATAGAACCTTGGAGTAGAATTATTTGTTACAGATATGGCAGTTGAAACGTGCCCATTGATAATGGTCGCAAATCCAACGTGGTATACTGAGGTTTCAACACCGACACTTGTGGAGGCAGCACTGACATTAACAAATCCAATTGGAGGATTAGATACAATAACACGAGCTCTGGTTCCTGTAGGAATTCCTACAGCCAATGCATCACTTATATCGAATCTTGCAAAGGTTGA